GTGATTTCTTTAAGATCTAATTGCATAATTATTTTATTATATTTACAGAAAAAAAATTTAAAAATAAAATTTAAATAATAAATTAAAAAACTATTTAAGAGAATATTATTTTAATAATAAAAATGGAAAATTCTAATAAAAATGTTGTACCTGTTAAAATTCATGATTATTTAGATGAAGATAAACCTATTCGTAATCAAAATTTTTCATGTCTCTCTTTTATCTCTCCTGAATCTGTTATTGATAATAAAAATGTTTTCTTCTTTCACGAATTCATTAAAGATTTTTCTAATAAAATGGAAGAATTATTTACAAATTTAAAAGAAAAATATAAAAAAGAAAATTCTAGTATAGATAGTCTAAAAGATTATTATGAATATATTTTTGATCAAAAACTATTACAAACTCAATTTGAATTCTTTGTTCAAGAAAATTCTAGTAAACTTGAAAATGATTATCTTGAAAAAAATGATTTCCAAACTTCTATGAGAGGTGTTAAAGTTAGAGGTGTTTATGAAACTCTAAAAGAAGCTCAAGTTAGAAGTGAAGTACTTAAAAGACTTGATAAAAATCATAATATTTATATTGGACAAGTTGGTTGTTGGTTGCCTTTTGATCCTCATCCTAATAATATTGAAAATCAAGAATATGCTGAAACTCAACTTAATACTTTAATGAAAAAATATAAGGAAAATGAAGTTGCTAAAAATGAACAATTCGAATTACGTAAACAAGAAATGATGAAGAGAAATACTGAACCTAAAGTAATTACTGATTCTGATTTAGTTGATTCTGATAAAGAAGTTTCTAATAATGAATTAGTTAATGAAATTTTAGATGATGATCCTTGGGTTAAAAAAAATGTTTTAGATGATCCCGAATCTGATGATGGTGGTGTTGAAGAATTAAAATCTAATAATTAATAATAAAGATGAAACTTTTTATTATACTTATTTTATTTACTGGAATTTTAATGGTGGTTCAAGGAGTTTATAACGATCAATTAAAAATGGTTAAAGAAAAAGTTAAAGTTGAATATAGATTTGTTCCTAGATCTTATTATGATGAAATGATGTTTAGTCAACAATTCTCTTCACTTACTAATGATCTTTTTAATAGTTCCGATGGTGCTGCTGATGAATGGTATAAACGTAATATTGGAGGTGCTTAGTCGCCTTTAGAAAAGGTTATCTAATTATAATTTTTTTTTACATTCACTGTTATACTACTTTTCTTTTTAAATCTATTCATATTAAATTCTTCTTCTGAATCTTCATCACTATCTGTATCATCACCATTCCCCATCCAAAACTGACTTGCACCAAATTTGAAATTTGGTGGTGTTGCGGCTTTATACCAAAACACCTGATCTTCTAATTTATTACTTCGTGAAGTATTATCTATTACTAAACATTCATAATTCTCTGTACAAGCTGACATTACTGTATCAAATATTTGTTGAGTTGGAAACATACCTGCAAAATTATCATATAATCTTTTTCTATTACTTACTATCGTTTCTCTTAAAATAAATGTAAAATCTATTTGAGTTCGTAATATTGGAGGTATCCCTAAAGGAAATTGAGATGTCATTATAAAGAAGATTTTATAGTGACGTCCGTTACAAAATATGCTTCTAATATTTGTGTCCTTTGTCCAAGCACCATCTAATTATAATTTTTTTTTACATTTAAAGTAATACTACTTTTCTTTTTAAATTTATTTAGATTAAATTCTTCATCACTATCATCACTATCTGTATCATCTCCATTTCCTAACCAAAACTGACTAGCACCTAATTTAAAATTAGGTCGAGATTCTGCTTTAAACCAAAAAACTTGATCTTCAAGTTTATTACTACGTGTTGTATTATCTATTACTAAACATTCAAAATTTTCTGTACAAGCATCCATTACTGTATCAAAGATCTGTTGTGATGGAAACATACCTGCAAAATTATCATATAATCTTTTTCTATTACCTACTATTGTTTCTCTTAAAATAAAAGTAAAATCTATTTGGGTTCGTAATATTGGAGGAATACCTAATGGATATTGGGAAGTCATTATAAAGAAAATTTTAAGATGTCTCCCATTCATTAAGCAAAATCTTATATTTGGATCTTTTGTCCAACAATTATCAAAAAGGCAGTCGTCTAATAGGAGAATAATGCGAGGATCTATGTTACTGTACCCTTTCTGTTTTTTTTCTTTTTCCATTTGTTTAATTATTATTTTCTGTCGTTTTATAACATTAGCTATTAAATCTGGAGTATATTCATAATGAATAAATTGTTTTGGAACAAAGCTAGAATAATATTTATTTGCAATTTCAGTTGGTGATATAAATGTTCCTAATGGAATATCTCGATTATTATATAATACATCTCTTACTAAAAAACTTTTACCAGTATTTCTTTTACCAAAAGCTGCGACTACTGAATCACTTTTAATATTTTTTATATCAAATTGTTTTAATTTTAATTTCATTTCAGTTAATATAACATTATAAATATATAATTTTTGTTATACGCATTTTTATTAAATTTCAATATCTATTTTTTCACCTTTTTTATCAAAAAACCAAAATTCAAAAACATATCCATTTTCTATACATGCTTTCATTTTCTCTATATTTTTATCCTTCTCTCTTTCATAAATATATTCACTTTTTACTTCAATAATTTTGTTTTCTTTTGGTATAAAAATATCACAATAATAACGGTGATTTTTATCATCCATTATATTTTTATACCAAATCTCTGGTACATCTTTTTTATCTGTAATTATATCTGAAAATATATAACCATTTTTTTTCAACAAATCTAATGCATAATTTTCATATCCTTGAATATATATTATATTTCCATCATAATCATATTTTTTATGTGTAAAACCTGAATGTTGTTTTTCAATTATTAAAGGGTTTTGTAAATGATGTTCATAACCATATTTTTCTAAACGTGTTGCTCTCATTTTATTTTGTGTTTCTTCAAGCATTGCGATATGAGAAACACCATATTTTTCTAAACATGTTTCCTTAATTTTATCTTTTATTTCTTTTGCTTGAAAATGATGTGGAACACCGTAATTTTTCATATCACTTGCTGATTTTTTATCTTTTATTTCTTGTAATTGAGAAATATTTTCAACACCATATTTTTCAAGAAATGTTGCTTTTTTTTTATCTTTTATTTCATTTGAACTTGAAATATTTTCAACACCATATTTTTCAAGCATTGTGTTTTTTGATTTTTCTTTTACTTCAGTAGATTGTAAAGAATATGCTACACCATATTTTTCTAAACAAGTTTTTTTTGATTTTTCTTTTACTTCAACAGATTGACAAGGATGTGCTACACCATATTTTTCTAAACAAGTTTTTTTTGATTTTTCTTTAATTTCAGCAGATTGCAAAGGATTTTCTACACCATATTTTTCTAAACAAGTTTTTTTTGATTTTTCTTTACTTTTTTTGTTCATACAATCTTTACAAAATGCTCCATTTTTATATACACATCTAATTCCTTTACATCCCTCATTTTCACAATTATCTGTTCCACATATATATGTAATTTTAATAATACTATTTATTTCTTTATAAACATCATAGTCAATGATGCAATTATCTCTGGCACAAATCTCTTCTAATAATTTTCTATTGTAAATCATTTTTATAAATTAATATATTGTCAAATCCTTAAATACTTTTTTTTATAAAATTTTTTTAAAAATAATAATAAAAAATAAAAATAAAAAACTATTTAAATATAATTTAATAAAAATAATAAAATTAAAAAAAATATTTTAATATGAGTACTACTATTGATACCGCGATTGATACTACTGATACTACTATTAACGTTACTGATACTACTACTGAAACTGCTGCTGCTGATACTACAACAACTACTACTAAAAAATTTAATTGTGAAATTTGTCATTTTAGTTGTAAATATATAAGGGATTGGAAATTACATATAGAAACACCAAAGCATAATAATAATGGTGTTCTTGTTAGAGCACCAAAATATAAAAAAAATTGTGAGTTTTGTAATTTTGTAGCAAAACATAGATATGGATTAAAATGTCATAATTTAACTCAACATAGTACAAAAGAAGATAGAGAAAAAGAATTTACATATTATTGCAAAGATTGTGATTTTGGTTCTTTTGATGAAAATGTTTATAATTTACATTGTCAAAGGAAAAAACATTTACTAATTAAAAAGTAAAAAACTCTACTATATAACTAGAAAAATGACTTTTTGTTAAAAAATCACTATATAACTAGAAAAAAAGCCGCTTTTTTATGAAAAACATAGGAAAATTATAAAAATTGATAGTTTATACTTATAAACTAATTAGAAGATATAACATAAATTAAAAATATTTTTAAAGATTTTATTAAAAATGAATACCAAAATGGTTGATCAAGCACTATTAGATTCTATGCTAGTATATTTAGATAAAAAAAAAGTAATGACTCAATTACAATCGTTAAGAGACGATATTACTTTAAATACAAAAAAGGATAAAGAAGATCATTCTATAGTTTTAGTTGCAGAAATATTAAATGATAATTTATTATTCAATACATCTGCATTTAAAAATATATATGAAGGAAATGAATGGATATTTTATTCAAAAACAGTTATTCAGAATAACTATAATATAGTGCATTATAAAGAAAAAGAATGCACTGTTTCGTTTGGTTTATTACAATATATAAGATTAAAACGTTGTCATTAGAAAACTTCAGTCAAAATTTTTAGATTAGTATATATATTGACTAAAGTTTTCTAAATAGGAAAAATAAATAGTTTATACAAAAAAATGTAGGTATTTGGATTATTGTTTAGATATATCAATAGGTATAAATAGGTATCAATAGGTATGATGAAAATGACTAAATAGTTTCTACAGAAAATGTAGGTATTTGAATTATTGTTTAGATGTATCAATAGGTATTATAGATATGAAAAAATGACAGAATAGTACAAAATGTATATTGATTACTAGTTTATTTTATTGGTATGATTTTGTTCAAACCAGGTTAAGTATGCATTATACATTTTATATTGTACTATATGTAATTTGGAGTAATTAGTTAAAAGAGAATTACAGAATTCTTTAGCTTTTTCAATCATTGTTATTTCGGAAAAAACAAAATACTTTTTGTTATTGTTTTTGTCGCCTTTTTAGAAAAAGGCTCCAGCCAAAATATTAGGTTATTTTTTAAATATTTTATATTATTTAACTAATTATCACTTTTAAGTAATAAATGTCTTTTTCTTTGACAATGGATATTATAAGCTTTTTCATCAAAAGAACCAAAATCACATCCTTTGCAATAATAAGTAAATTTTTTCTCTCTTTCTTCTTTATCACTATGACGTGATAAAATATGTGTATTTAATCCATCTCTATGTTTTGCTACAAAATTACAAAATTCACAATTTTTGTTATATTTTGATTCTCTAATAAGAATACCATTATTTTTATGTCTTTTTGTTTCTATATGTTGATTCCAAATACTAATATAATTACAACCAACATTACAAGTCTCGCAAAAATATTTTGGAGGATTCATAGGAAATTATTATTTTTTATATTTATTTATTATTATTAATTTATCCTTAAATATAAATTTTTTTATTTTTTTTAATTTTTTTAATTTTTTTAATTTTAAAAAGTACTTAAGGCTAAAATAATAATATAATTTAAAAAATGGAAAAAATAAATAGTTTA